GCTGATGCAACGCTAGTTCTTGTTGACAAGAACTGGGGATTGTATTTAGAGGAAGGTGATTTAATCGAAGGCGGAGCAAGTGCTAATGGTGACTTAACTTACACGATTTCGTATGAAATACTTAATGACGCATAGGAGAAATAACTATGGCTCACTTTGCAGAACTTAATTCAAGCAACGAAGTATTACGAGTAATCGTAGTTTCTAATACAGATGTAGATGCCAATGGTGGAGATTTACACGCAGATGCAGAAACTTTTGTTACAACTATTGTTCCGCATTCAACAGGTGGAGTAGCTTGGAAACAAACATCTTATAATGACAATTTTAGAAAACAATACGCAGGTAAGGGGTCTACTTACGATTCATCAAAAAATAAATTTATATCTCCTAAACCTTATCCATCTTGGTCATTAGATGCTAGTGACGATTGGCAAGCACCAGTCGACAAGCCTGATGATGGCAAAATGTATAATTGGAACGAAACAGATCAACAATGGGATGAGGTCTAACTATGGCTAATTTAAATGGTGGTATAATTGGAACAGACAATACTCCAACCAACAATACACTCACTACTTTTAATTCAAGTGGTACTCTTACAACATCTTCTGCAACAACCGAAGCTGAATATTTAGTTATTGCTGGTGGCGGTTCTGGAGGTGGTCAGCACGGTGGTGGTGGTGCAGCAGGTGGTTACTTGACAGGAACATTACCTGTTTCGGCATCAACGGATTACTCAATTAGTGTAGGTGCTGGTGGTGCTGCTGTAGCTGGTGATGCTAGTCCAAACAATGGTTTAGTTGGTAGTAACTCGGTTTTTTATGCTATAACTTCTACTGGTGGTGGTTGGGGTCAAGGTTGGTCAGTTGGTGCTGGACTTACTGCTGGCTCTGGTGGTTCTGGTGGTGGTGCGTCACTGAATGGAACTGGTGGTGCTGGTACTTCTGGACAGGGTAATGATGGTGGTAGTTCAACTTCTTCGTCAACATTCCCTACTGGGGGCGGTGGTGGCGGTGGTTCTGGTGGTGTAGGTGAGGATTCAAGTGATTTAAGCAAAGCTGGTGATGGTGGTAGTGGTACTGCATCTAGTATAACTGGAACTTCAGTTACTCGTGCTGGTGGCGGTGGTGGTGGTAGTCATTCTCCAAACGGAATAGGACTTGCAGGTTCAGGCGGCGGCGGTGCTGGAGGACTAGGTAATTCAGGTGTAGGAGTTGATGCAACTGTCAACACTGGTTCAGGTGGAGGTGGTTCAGGTGCAAATACTGCTATCACTGGGGCTGGTGGCTCTGGTGTTGTTATTATTAAAGAAAATAGAGGCGGTGCTATTGTTGCTAATGGAGTGTGGGGTATGCAAGCGGTTTACACTTATGTTAAAGCAGGAGTTTGGGTATGAGTAAATTAATAGGTTCACAATACACAGCAGTTTTATCAGCTAAGTAACTTCTTTCACTTCATCGGTTTAAAGGGTTTAAAATAGAAAAAGACAACTAATTAGGAGAAAATTATGTTAATAACAATCGGATTAATAATCAGTGGAATAGTATTTATTGCGTCAGCAATAGCTGCTATTACACCTACGCCAAAAGATGATAAATGGATAGGAAAACTATACAAGATCATTGATGTGTGTGCATTAAATATAGGTAAAGCCAAGAACACTGGCAAGTAATGCTCGATGGCACGCAAAACTGTTATGGAGGTTTCAGCAGATCTTTCTAAACACGAGGCCGTTTGTACCGAACGTTGGTTAGAAACTATACATCGTATTAATAGACTGGAGCTGTTTGTTATCTCCACGCTTATTGTACTTGTACTAGGAATGGGTGGTATTCTAGGTACGCAAATATTTTAGAATTATGCCATTAGCAAAGTTTGATTTTATCCCTGGTATCAACAAGGAAGGCACGGCCTATACCGCTGAAGGCGGTTGGTACGACGGCAACCTGGTTAGGTTTCGTCAAGGCCATCCAGAAAAAATAGGCGGTTGGCTAAAAGATAGCGACAATTATTATCAGGGAACGGGACGATTGTTGCATCCCTGGATTAATTTAGCAGGCACTAAATATTTAGGGATAGGTACCCGTTATAAACTTTATATTCAAGAAGGTAATTCCTTTAATGATATTACTCCAATTCGTACTACGACTTCAGCGGGTGATGTCACTTTTTCGGCTACTGATGGTTCCGCTACCATTACGGCTACGGACACAGCTCATGGAGCAGTCGAGGGAGATTTTGTTACTTTTAGCGGTGCTGCTACTTTAGGTGGTCTTATTACCGCTGCGGTGTTAAATCAGGAATATCAAATAGTCACTGTTCCTACAGCTAATACTTATACGTTTACTGCTACTGCAACCGCTAATTCAAGCGATTCTGGTAATGGTGGGGGTAGTATTGTAGGTGTTTATCAAATTAATTGCGGTTTGGATACTTATGTAGGTTCAACAGGTTGGAGTGCTGGTCCATGGGGAGATGGCACCTGGGGAAGTTCTACCACTTTAAGTTCTACCAATCAATTGCGTTTGTGGAGTTTAGATAACTTTGGCGAAGATCTGATAGCGTGTCCACGTGGAGGAGATATTTATTATTGGGATAATACGAATGGACTTAGTACACGAGCCGTCTCTTTTAGTAGTTTAACCAACGTCAATTTGCCTCCTACCCAGGCATTACAAATTTTGGTCAGTGATGTAGACCGGCATATTATTGCCTTGGGAGCGGATCCCCTGAATGCAGCGGGAACTGCCCGTACGGGTAATAGTGATCCTTTGTTTATTTGTTGGTGCGATCAGGAAAATCATTTGGAATGGGAACCTAAGAATACTAATACGGCAGGATCATTAAGAGTTTCTGCTGGATCGGAAATAGTCTCTTCTATTCGTACCAAGCAGGAAACGATAATATGGACGGATGTAGCCATGTATTCTCTACAATTTATCGGACCCCCTTATACTTTTGGTCTTAATTTAATTAATGAAAACAACAGCATTATGGGACCAAATGCTTGTATCAACACGCCAAAAGGTATGTTTTGGATGGATGAAAGCGGTTTTTACGCTTATTCGGGGAGTGTAATGCCAGTGCCTTGTAGTGTTCACAGTTACGTATATGATGACCTCAACCACACGCAATCACATCAAATATTTGCCTTTTCCAATAAACGCTTTGACGAGGTAGGATGGTTTTATTGTTCTCAGGATTCCACTGCTATTGACCGTTACGTTACTTTTAATTATGAAAATAATTCCTGGGCAATTGGACAACTGGCACGCACGGCGTGGGTGGACGAAGGCATTGTCGATTATCCCCGTGCCGCCGGTTTAGATACTTATAATTATATTTACCGTCAAGAACAAGGTACTGATGCGGATGGAGCAGCCATGGATAACGTGTATATTGAGTCGGGAGACTTTGATATTGGTGATGGCGACCAGTTGCAATTCATTAACCGTATTATTCCCGATTTAATTTTTACGGGCAGTGCAATCACGCAAACTATTAACATGGTGTTAAAAACGCGTAATTATCCGAGTGCCACTTTAACTACCAATTCCACCAGTGCCATAACTAATAGCACTGAAAAAGTGGATATAAGGGCGCGTGCGCGTCAAGGAGTATTACGGGTAGAATCAGATAGCACTGTAGGAGTGGGATGGCGTTTGGGTGCTACGCGCTTACAACTACGTCCGAACGGCAGACGCTAATGGCACAATTACTCCAAGGTAGACTGCCCCAAGCCAATGGCGCAGTAGATGCCACTATTTACAATCAACTGGTACGCATGTTGGAATTAACGTTCAATACGTTTGATCCGACGGCTACCCCTCAATACAACAATACAGAACGTATGCAGAATGAATTTAACGCGGGTGATGTAATATGGAACACTAGCGAGGATGTATTACAGGTATGGACTGGACAGGAATGGTTAGATATTTCCACTCCCACTACCAAAGGGGTGGGAGGAACAGGCGCTGTTTCAGCATTAACCGTCTCCGTCAATGGAGCTACCGCTATACCCCTGTTATGAATCGTGTGGCTTTAATGGAAGAACTCACTTTGGATGAAGGCTGCGTTTATGAAATTTATAAAGATCATTTAGGCTATGCCACGTTTGGTATTGGCCATCTTATTACGGAGCGGGATCCAGAACACGGCGAAGCTGTGGGGACACCTATATCGGAAGCACGCGTGCAGGAATGTTTTAACCAGGACATCGATATAGTAACGAACGAATTGGATGATAAAATGCAGTGGTGGCGTGGGTTGGATGACGTCCGCAAACGCGTGTTGGCCAATATGTGTTTCAATTTAGGTTATCCACGCCTGAGTGGATTTAAGCGCTTTCTAGCCGCCATGGGAACTTCACAATGGGAAACGGCTGCCGAGGAAATGATGGACTCAAAATGGTCTACTCAGGTAGGCCCTCGTGCGGAGAGGCTAAAACAAATGGTTCTCACTGGCGAGGCAACTCATGTATGAATATAAATGCAAAGTTAAAAGAGTGGTTGATGGTGACAGTGTGGATGTTGTTCTTGACCTTGGTTTTAACGTCCACCATGCTTGTCGCGTTCGTTTATACGGTATTGATACGCCCGAGTCGCGCACTCGTGATAAGGATGAGAAAGTTCGCGGGCTTCTGGCGAAACAGTTTCTCAAGGATTCAATCACTAAAAAGGAGGTTGTTCTAAAAACCAAGCTACGTGATTCTCGTGGAAAATTTGGTCGGGTACTTGCTGAAGTGTGGGTAAACGAGCAAAATATCAATGCAGACATGATTAAGAAAGGCTACGGGGTAGCTTACCATGGTCAAAATAAAGAAGAGGTCGAGAAAGAACACCTGAAAAATCGTCAGTTTTTAATCGATAAAGGTGTGTTCGATCCAAAATCCGTAGGAGGATAATATGTCTATATGGAAAACAATATCTAACAGTAATTTTATAAAATTTTTAAAGTGGGCTGTGGCAAAGCCTGCTCCTAAGAAAAAAGAAAAGAAGAAAGTTTCTGGAGTTGTTCGCAAAAAGAAGGATAAAGAATGGCGCAAGGGTACGGTGTGGGAAAAACCCAAACGTGCGCGTACCGTTAAAGGTCGTTACAAGGGTGATGATAAATCCACTGCCGATGTGAATGAAGCCTGGATGGGAGGAAAAGCACCTAAAAAGAAATAAAGGAAATAATTATGAGTGACCGGGACAGATTTGCGGGGGACATGGACCGCAATGAGGTTGAAATAGACCTTAACAAATTCATGGATTTGTTGCAGGAAAAATCTGCATTAAAAGACAGAATTAGGGAACTGGAAGATGAGGGTATGAAAAACCCACATCAGAAATGGATCTTCTTAGCTCAAGCCGTTGATAGCTGGAGGATATTCCCCAGGGCCTTTTTAACCGTCTATATCTTTTTACTTTATTACACGGTGATGTGGTTCATGGACTTGCCAGAGCCTAGCTTTGAGCAGTCAGGTTTAATCTCCATTGTGGTCGGTGCAGGAGCTGCATGGTTCGGCCTCTATGCTGGGACTTCAGGTAGCTCTAAGAGCTTTAAAGGTGAAGAGAAGAAATGAAACAAAAGATAACCTTTATAGGAGTCTTACTCTTTATAGGGTTACTAGGTTCTGTTGCATTAAGTTCCGCAGAAAACGAACCTGAGAACCCAGACTGTACGGCTGGTACTGAGTTTTGTGAACAAAATTCGTTGGACACGACGAACAATACCACCACAAATAATACCAACACAAATACTAACACCAACACCAACACCTCAACCAGTACCGCTACAAATACGAACAATAATACCAACACCTCCACATCTACAGCTACCAATTCAAATACCAATGTGAATACCAACAGCAACGCCAATACCAATGTGAACACATCCACTGCGACCACTACGAGTACAGCTACAAATAATAACGTTGCATCAGGTGGAACAAATAATACAAATACAAATGTAAATACTTCCACATCTAGCAACGCTAATACCAATGTAAATACCAATACTAACAACAGCACGGTCAACAGTACCGTTAATTCAAATAATACGAGTACAACAAATAATACCAATACAAATACGAACAACAGCATCAGTGAAATACATATCTGCGTAGGGATCATCGTCAATCCAAATGTCCTCTACATAGCCGTAATCAGTTGTATCCTCTACATAATAGGTAGCTACTGTATCTTGAACATAACCATTACAGGTCGGAGAATACTGAGCATCTTCATCACATTGTTGAATACGATAAGCCGTACCATAATTCGGACAGGCACTATCGTATAAATCATTTAACCCACATTGTTGCGTTAAGTAGGCTGCTGCGTAACCAGTACAACTAGAATCATACAACGTGTTTAAACCACATTGTTGCGTTAAATAAGCTGCCGCATAACCAGTCCAATCCGCATTGTATAAAGCACTTAGATCACACTGTTGAGTAAAATAAGCTACGACATAGCCAGAACAGTTCACTGAAGTTAGGGGTACTGTTGCACACAGCGATTGATTTGTGCCATCACCATACAAAACCACCATACCCAATACGACATACCATTCTACTT